CCTCTATTTGTCGCAGTGCCTCAAGGTGAGAAGGCGAGAATTTCCCTTCTTTTTCCAATGCCCAAGTGCAATACTGGCACCCGCATGCCTTCATAATTTTGGCCCGAATTTTCTTTGCCGCTGCTTTAGTCTTCGGCGCCGGGCCAGTGTAGGGTGTGTGGCAAAGTGTCGTCATGGTAGCACCGACATGAGAAACATAGGGCTGACGGTTTGCGGGTGTGGCGTCCTCAAGTCGGCAACCGCCGTGCCCCGCGCCCGCATAAGACAGACATACACAACACAGTCGCTCAAGGCGCCGTGGGCCCAATTACCGTACCACCCCAATTTCTTGATGAGCGCCCGCGCGGCTGCGTCATGGTTTCCCTCGACTCCTAAAGCGTATTCCCACGACAGTGTGATACTACCGGCCTCGCACGTTGCTTTGATGCGGCTACCGCGTGAGTTTGTTGCCCCGAGAAACTTTGTTGTAATGGCTTGGTGGCTCATAGAGTCAAATCCATTCAAAGCCGAGGGTGTACAAGAAAGACGCCGCCAAATCGCCGGCGTCGTCATTGCCGTATTTGAAAGCCTCACACAGCGCGCACACAGTGCGAAACAACTCAGTGCAGGTGGCTTCGTTTTGTACGAATCGGCCTAGTGCGCTCATCACGTCTGCGTCTTTTCCTTTCAGGCGGTAACTGTAGGGCCCGTAATGGGGCAAACCTTCTTCGCGCATCGCGGCGTCAAAGGCTTTTTCGAATTCCGCGAAGCTGGGCATCACGCCATAGGTGAGAGTTTTCATTGTGTATCCCTTGTAGGTGAGAGTGAGGTAGGTGAGTGTAGGGGTAGGTGAGTGTAGGGTTAGCCTTGTACCGTTACCGTGGGAATGGATTCGACTCGCTTGAGACTCGCGTAAAGGCTTTGTGCGAGGGTTTCGATGCTGGGGTATGCTTCGTACTGGGTTGACAGCGGCGCGCCTTCGTACGGGGCCCTGGCGCTCATTACGGGGCATTCCCTGAGGCTACCCGCCTTCTTGGGGCCGATGCGCGTCATGACTCGCCCCCTTGAGCCGCCACGAAGGCCTCTCGCGCGTGGCGAATAGCCTTAAGGTGGGCATTGAGGCTACTCCAGTCGGTAGCGAGTTTGACGACGGCACGGGCCTCACGGGCGCTGGCCTGCGCTGCTACCTCAGACTCAAGGGCTTTGTAGGCAGCGATTAGGTTGTTATAGGCGACATCTGCGTCGGGGGTGCGTTGGGGTTTCATAACTCTCCTCAGTGCTACGGTTAGCCGCGTTGTCTTGCGGTGATTATCTCTATTGCTAGCTACGTGCCACGCCGCCCTATAGTGTTTACGGTGGGTTACAGGGCGGCATGGGTTAGAAGTGGACTGCGCATGCACCAGGTGGGTGCCGATTATCGGACAGCCTTGCCGTGCCGCATTTCTTCCACGTAGGCCGGCGGCGCCCCCGCTTGACCCATTGCTGCTGTCACAATTTCAACGACACGCAAACGGTTGACAGAGTCTCGCAATTGGCCGGGTACTGCAATGAGGTGTTCTTCGGCAATGAGCCTCGACACCACGCGGGCCGTTTGTGTGGCATTGGCCCCACAGTGTGCCCATGTGGACTGTATGTTGGGCACCCACATAGTATGGCATGTAGTCAAAATACGCTTTTCGGTAGGGCTGTGGCCGTCAAGAGGGTCTCTTGACAAAGGCACGCCAAAAGCGTCGGCGAGGGCCTGTGTGAGTCCTTCCTTTCCGCCGCCGGCGTCGGCCGCTTTTGACGTAATTGCTGCAAATACCGCTTCGGGGAGATTTATCTGTAGGACGGGCATGAGGCTAATGTAATCCCCTTGGCGGGGTTGTCAAGGGGGGTGTCGGTTGAAATATACAATTTCACGTCAGGGGTCGACGTAAAAAAGCTGTTTCTACAGTCCTAGACTAAAATTAACCACTATACCTACTCTCCCCCTCTACCTCTATGTAATAATTACTTTCAAAAAGTTTGAATGAAAAAGGGTATCGGACCCCTGACGTGGCCTCGCAAATGCCTGTTTTTGCGGCAAACGAGGGGGGTGATAGGGCAAAAAAGTCAAGCTATTGAAATCGTTCAGGTTTTGTAACCTCGACGGGACGGTAGTATGAAGTATTCAAAGCACCCACATCTATTTAATTTCCCTACATCCTATTAAAATAATCAAAAATACAGCCCCGCTGAAACCTACGTCCAACGTACCGTCGAGGCACTTTCACTTACGTACCGTCAAGACGGTTTACAAAGCGTAATTACGCACTGCGCAATTATAATATTCATAGGGCAAAAAACCCTAAGGGCGCGGCTCCGTGTGTGATTAAAATAATCTGGGTTTTAATCATTTCCCGTGCCAACCCTATGGCACGAAGCCTGCATTGCAAGCAAGGCTTAGGCCAACGTTTGGCACGTTGGCTGCACTTACTGCAACCTGAATGCCAAAGAAGCACGTCCTAATAATTACAATAGGTTGCATATTCATGCCAAGACTACCCAATAGTTTGGCATGCTTAGTGCAATGCAAAGGGTATGCCAGGAAGGTTGGCACGATAAGTGCAGGGGGTGCAATAAACGTGCCAAACCGGTCGACTCCAAGCCCGGTGGGGGAAATTTTTTGGGCGCATCGGCCTCGTGTGCCTAGGAAAATTTCAGAAAAATATTCGTAGGGAAAGGTAGGATGTAGGCCTAGGAAAATTTCAGAAAAATATTCGTAGGGAAAGGTAGGATACGCCCCAACCTGATACGCCCTAAGCCTAAGAGGGCTTGACACTCGGCCCGTTTCTTGCCACTTTCTCACACCATGGGTCGAAAGAGGAACATCGACCGGGCATTATCCAGCCCGTTGTCCGAGTTGTCGGAGTCCAAGCAATTGGTATGGCGACAAGTCTTGCGCAACATGGTGGGTAATAATGCCGAGAGAATTTGGACAAATATTCTCCGCATCTCAGACGGTAACCCGCACATTCCGGTACTCCCCGACGGCCGAGAAGGCCCGCCAGTCATTCCCACTGCCGGTGATGCCCTCGCGGCCAGCGCCTTCATAATTACCACGCTGTACGGTAAGCCAGTGCCGCAGACAGAAATAATAGCAGCGGAGAAGGCAGCGGCAGGCGTAGCAGACTTGCACATGATGTCAGACGAGGAGTTGAAGGAGAAGGTACTGGCGTCACTGCGGGAAAGAAACATTCCCATTCCAGGTGAAAGCCAAACCGTCGACGGGGAATTTAAACCAATACAAGCCCCACCCACACCAGTAACGGAGGAAGACGATGAATAGCCTCGCGCCCTCCAAACCTCTCATCGGCAGCCGCAACATGTTGCCGTCGGACAGGCCCTTCGTAGCGTCGTCGTGGTTTGAGTCCTACTGGAAGGCCACGGCCAGTCAAGAGATGGACTTCGTCGTCTACCGCGCTGGGTACTCACAGCAAATTGACAGGGCCCTCAACATCGCCCAGACAATAATAGTCCACTCCGCGGAATTCCCCGACGAAATACTGGGGTACGCCGTCTTCACACTCAACCCGGAAACGGCCGTGAGAGACGTGTTGCAATACGTGTACGTGAAGTCAGTTTACCGAAGGCAGGGCATTGCATCTGGACTCGTACGAAGTCGCGCGAAGTACTACACTCACAAAACCCGTCTCGGGGAAAAACTCCTCGAGAAATTCCACGTAGCATTCAACCCCTTCCTCATTCCATAACTATGCAAATTAAACTTACCCGAATCGAGTTTATTTCCCCATGTCATTTCCACGGCGCAACGGTGTCGAGTGTCAAGGCAGTGCCGGGCGTTGCGATGCAGTGGGATACTGACTTAGGAGTCTTCGAAATTAACGCACGGGGGAAGTCAGTCTTCTTCACTCAGAATGCGGTGAAGTTTTTCGAAGTCGAAGCCCCCGTCGCCCCCGCCCCGAAGAAATAATGTCACAGCGCGCCTTCCTCGAGGAGTACAACCGTCGCCAGAAGGCGAAGGAAGCAGCCGAGGACATAATTAAGGCGATACGCGCGGAGTTATTCGACAAGCAGCTTGCGTTTGTCGACGACTCCTCACGTAACAAGGTGGCGCTGTGTACACGCCGCGCGGGCAAGACTTCCATGTGGTGCCGGTACGCCACGCAGGTAGCCCTACGTACTCCCCGGAGTCTTACGCGTATTTGGGCCAGCAGCCGACTCCGCGCAAAGCAGCTTCTCTGGACGGAGTTTCAATACCTCTTCCAGCGACACAAAATGTCGTTTGAAGAGCAACACATGCACGACACTGAGTTGACAATACGCTTCACCAACGGAAGTGAAATACGACTCCTCGGGGCGGACAAAGACAAAGAAGCCCAGAAGAAGCGCGGCGACAAGACAATAATGGAGGTGGTACTCGAGGCCCAAAACTTCGGGCCCTTCCTTCGTACCCTTGTCGAAGAAGTTGCAGAGCCATGCCTCTTCGACATGCGGGGTACATTCTGCATGGAGGGTACACCGGGGCCCATCTGTAGCGGGTACTGGTTTGACGCTTCAGGGCGAGAGGACTCGGCACAGCGGTGGACTTCTGTCGGCGGGAAGGACTCAGTCGGCACGGGTTGGAGTTGTCACCGGTGGAGTGTCCTCGACAACCCGTATGTGCCACACGCCAAAGACGAATTGGCACTGACGAAGAAGAAGCGACGCTGGGCCGACGACAACCCCACCTACGTGCGGGAGTGGTTGGGGAAGTGGGTAAACGACACTTCAGTACTCTTCTACGCGTACGACGAGAAGCGCAACCTGTACGACACCTCGAAGATTCAACCCTGGGGGCCGGGGTGGAGCCACTCGCTGGGGTGGGACTTAGGAAGCCTCGACTCGATGGCGTTGGTGGTATGGGGCTGGCACCCAGACTACCCACACCTCTTCGAGGCGCATTCGTGGAAGCGGCCGGGTACTGAGTTAGCGGGCGGGGCCGCAGACGTGATGGCAGAAATTGACATGCTTGAGAAGCAGGGTTTCAACTTCGTAAAGAAGGTGGCGGACACGGGCGGCGGCGGGCGCATGTACGTAGAAGAAGTGCAGCTGAGGTACAACCATGTTTTCGAGGCCGCGAAGAAGACGGACAAGTACGAGCACGTCATGCTTTTCAATGACGACTTGCGTACCGGGAAAATAAAGCTGGTGCCAGGCAGCCCGTTGCAGGTGGAGTTGTCTGAGTTGCCGAAGGACCCAAACTGGCCGGACGAGTACCCGCCAGGCGCGCCCCCGAAAGAGGACCCACGCTTCGACAACCATGACTGCTTCGTAGCGGGCACGATGATATCCACCGCACTGGGGGATAGGCCAATTGAGAGTATTCGCGAAGGGGATATGGTGTGGACGCGGGGCGGGTTGAGGCCTGTGGTGCGCGCATGGTTGACTGGCCCGAAGAAGGTTATCGAGGCACATGGATTAGTCGGTACACCCGAGCACCCTATTTGGACAAAGAATCGTGGGTGGGTACGACTGGACAACCTAACGAGCGCTGATGTACTCTTGTACGCATGCGAGCAACCCTGGTGGAAACAGTCGAGTGGAACGGGCACATCTGGAGGCGCTGGCCAGACAGTAAACGGCTCTCAGATAGGGCATACTTCCAACGCCACGAATCGGGAAAAAACCTGTACTTGCACAGGGAAGTTTGGAGCGCCATGCGTGGGGGCATCCCAAGGCACTACCATGTGCACCACGTCAACGGGGATACTGGAGACAACCGCATCGAAAACCTCGAATGTTTACCGAGGAGCGTGCACTTGTCCAGACATATGCGAACAACCCTGGGCACCGAAGAAGGGCGAGAAAAATACGCCGCATCATTGGCGAAGGCAATCGCCGCCGCCCCCGAATGGCACCGTTCAGACGCTGGGAGAGCATGGCACAGGGCACATGCAAGGGATGTGGCAGCAGCTCGGACGTATGTGGAGTTGGTGTGTACAGTTTGCGGGAAAGGCTTTAAATCTAAAATCGAGACCACTAAAGTGTGCAGCAACGCCTGTCACGCGAAAAAACGCCGAGACAGCGGCATTGACGATATTGACTTCTCGTGCCCCAACTGTGCCAGGGTGTTTAGAGCAAACAAGTACTCCCGCCGAAAGTGTTGCTCCCCCTCGTGTGCTACCAGTTTTCGCGCTAAGTGTAGACGGAAGGCATGAGTATTTTGCCAACGGGGTGCTGGTATCAAACTGTGACGCTGGGCTTTATGCCTGGCGTGCGGCGCAGTACTTCTTCTTTAAGGAGAAGGAGCCTACAGTGCTACGGGGTAGCGCAAAGTTTTACAGTAAAGAAGAAGCCAAGATGTTGGAACAAGTGGCCAACAAAGGAGCAAAAAATGGACGAGACTGGTGGGAACCTGAAACAGACTTCGGCGACGACGTTGGCGGCGGCGACTTCGACTGAAAACCTCGCGCGGCTGACGACGCTGGTGAAGCACCTCCGCACGCTGGGCATCGTCCAATATTCGATGGGGGACTTAACCTTGTCTGTGTTGCCCGACGAGCCACCCCCTGACTTCGTGCCTGAGTTGCCCCCCAAGGTTGATGACGAGCCAAAGGTGCGCCATGATGGCCTAACCGCTGAAGACCAGCTGGAACTTTACGGTAGGACAATGTCATGAATGATTACAGAAGCGCCCAGTCGTACGAGAATTCCACCAAGGCGCAGGCTGCCCTCATGGACGACCCAGAGGCGGCATACTGGTGGGGCACCGACGACCCAGAGTTACGCGCACAGCGCCTGACGGCGCTGTGCAAGTCACTCGAGCAAGTCAACCAGGAAAGACACCAGGCCAACCTTCGCTACGCGCGAATGTACGAGAATGTCGAGTTAGACAGTCTCACAGGCGGCGACTTCGCGACAGCTATTGTGCGCCAGGCCATTGCCGGCAGAGGCATTGTGCGTCGGAATGTCACCGCGGCATGTGAGGACACCCTCGCGGCGAAAATAGCGAAGAATAAGCCGAGGCCGCTCTTTCTCACTTCTGGAGGAGACTGGAGTCGCCAACAGAAGGCTAGGAAGTTAAACCATTTCGGTGAAGGCCTCTTCTACGAGATGAAGGCGTACGAATTGGCGAAGCAGGTTTTCTTCGACGCTATGACGTACGGCACGGGGTTGATGCACGTCTTCATGCACGAGGGCACCGGGCGCTTGCAGTGTGAGAGAGTCATTCCCGACGAGATATTTGTCGATGAGGCAGACGGGTACTACGGCGCGCCTCGGCAGATGATTCGCCGCAAGTGGATTCAGCGCGAAACCCTCATTGCGATGTTTCCTGAGAAGCAGTACGAAATTTTCAACGCCCCAGCCCCCCGCGCGGTGCGCTTCTCCCCGAAGGAGTCACGGTGCCCAGTGACAGAGGTGTGGGAGGCATGGCACTTGCCGTCAGACAACGGCAAGGTGAAGGGGAAGCACTGCATCTGCATTGACGGCGTGGAGTTGTTTGCCGAGGAATGGAAATTGCCCAATTTCCCCTTCGTGGTGATGCGCTTCAAACAGCGCACGGTGGGCTTTTGGGGAAAAGGCGTCGCAGAGTCTCTCATGGGGATTCAGATTGAGTTGAATCGCCTGATGAATTCCATCAGCGAGCAACTTCGTCGGAAGGGGCGTGGGCGCATTTTCATGCAGAAGGGAAGCAGCGTAAACCCCGCGCACATGACAAATGGCATTGCAGACATCGTGCAGTATGTCGGCCAGCCGCCCGTCGTCGACAACAGCAACGCTGTAAGCCAAGAAGAATTCATGCAGGTTGACAGGCTGTACCAAGCTGCTTTCCAGGAGATTGGTATTTCAGAGTTGTCGGCCGCAGCGAAGAAGCCCTCAGGCCTCGACGCAGCCGTTGCGTTGCGTGAGTACTCCGACATCGAGTCTGAAAGGTTTTCTCTCATTCACCAGCAGTGGGAACAATTCTTCCTCGACTTGATGGAAGTCTGCCTTGGAATGATTCGTAGCCAAGTCGGGCACAAAGGCTATAACGTCAGACTTCCCAACAAACGTTTTGTAATTGATATTGACTGGAAGGACATTGACTTGGCGGAAGACGCCTACGTCATGCAAATGTTCCCCATCTCTGGTTTACCCTCGACACCCGCGGCCCGCTTTCAAAAAGTCACTGAGTTGATGGAGAAGGGCTTCATCGGAAAGCCTGAGGCCCAACGGCTTCTGGACTACCCAGACTTGGAAGCCGAAACCAACCTCGGCAATGCAGCCATCGACGACGTAGACGCCACCATCTCAGCTATTCTCGATGATGTCACGCCGAAGTTGCTTCCGCTGGACCCGCTGCAGAA